AATTGGGAGCCATTGTCGGGCCAAGCCTCGCCGGATCGATTAGACGCGATGGTGTGGGGCCTTACTGATTGCTTATTAAGTGCTGGGGTCACTGGCCAACAGAAGATGGGTGGCTACTATTGAGCTATTATTGTATATAATGAAATTTTAGGCGGTTATTATGATTGACATTAGAGAAACCCACTCCAGCTACAAAAAACGCGCCAGCCAGTGGCAGAAAATCCGTGACGCGGTAGAAGGTGAAGACGCTATAAAAGAGGCGGCACAAACCTACTTGCCCCAACCAAGCGGGCAAGATGCGGGGGAGTACGCACGGTATAAACTGCGATCTTCTTTCTATTCTGTTACCGAAAGAACAATCCGGTCATTGAATGGCTTAGTTTATCGGCGTGCGCCTTTGGTTGATTTGCCGGATGCTCTGCAACCAATTCAAACGAGCGGCGGCTATAGTCTGTCCGTATTGATGGAAGAAATGACGCGCGAAGTATTGACCGTTGGTCGGTATGGCCTTCTATTGGATTATCCAGAGTCGGCAAATAGTGGCAGCGTTCCTTATATCGCCCCTTATTTTGCAGAAGATATTATAAACTGGCAGGAATCGTTCGAAAATGGCGTGAAAGCGGTTTCTAGGGTTGTATTAAAAGAAGCAAGTGATGGCGAATGCGTTTATCTTGAGTTGTTTTTGCTTGACGGCGCTTACACTATCCGGCGATGGGTCGCAGAAAAAGAAGGCGCGGAAGCTGTGCAGGCTGGCGAAGTGGTGCCAGTGGTTAACGGTTCAACGCTTTCTTATATCCCTTTTTTCTTTGTTTCCCCCTATGATGCTAGGCCGGAAGTTGAAAAACCACCGGCGCTTGATTTGGTCAATATGAACCTAGCACACTATAGAAACAGCGCGGACTATGAGCAAAGCCTGTACCTTACTGCGCAGCCTACACCCTTCATAGCTGGCCAGCTTGACGAAACTAGAAAACCTACTTCTATTGGGGCGGGTTCCATTTGGTACTTGCCAGCGGGCTCAACGGCTGGAATGCTAGAATTTAAAGGCGCTGGCATAGGCGCTATTCAAGATGCTATGGAAGACAAAGAAAACCGCATGGCGGCGTTAGGTGCTCGGATGATATCCGAAGCCAAAACCCGCAACGAGTCACAAGAAACGGCGCGAATGAGGTCAACTAGCGAGCTTTCATTGCTTACAAATACCGTTAACTCCGTTGAGTATGCCGTGGTCTCAATTTTAAAAATGGCGGCGGAATGGGCCGCGATTAATCCCGATGATGTGCGAGTAGAAATCAACCGCGATTGGATCGATGGCCGCATGGGCGGTTATGAAATGTTACAACTCGTTAGAAGCTGGCAAAGTGGTGCTATTTCACGACAAACGCTACACGAAAACCTCCAAAAAGGCGAAATTATAAGCGGCGCTATAGATTACGACGAAGAACGCGAGCGGGTGGAATCAGAGATGGGCGGTGTCTTTTAGTGGATGCAAACGATGAGATTTTAAAGGGTAGCATTTTGCAGGCCGTTCTATGGTTGCGCTTTGCAAAAAATGAAGGGCAATCTATCGGCGCAATGCTGGACGACATCGACGGCGAATTGGGCACCCTTCTAAGCGTAGAATATGCGAATTTTGATTACAACAACGTAAAGCAGAGAAAAGAGCTTGTACAGAAACTAGAGGCTATGTATGAGTCTATCTATACAGAAAAAATAGCACCGGCGGTCATAGAATCACTAAACGAGGCCGCGATTACTGCGGCGGGGCTTGAGGCTCATTTGTTAGCTAATGCAATAAACGCCGCAGAAATAGGGCTAGACCTCACTATACCTAATGAGGGCGTATTGATAACAAAAGTAGCTGAAACGCCGATGAAGGGCGCGTTACTTGATGACTGGGTAGACAAACTAAAAGAAAATAATTTTAGCAAGGTATGGCAAACGATTGTACAGGGTTCACTTGATGGCGAAACGGTGCCGGAAATAGTGAACAATTTGGTGGGCACAAAGGCGCTAAACTATAAAGACGGCGTAACCGAGATTTCCAAAAAGTCTTTGCAAACGCTAGTAAAAACCACTTTAAGCCATGCTACCAACATTGGAAAGCAGGCTTTGTGGGAGGGTAACGACGACCTCATAAAGGGCGTGCGCTGGGTTTCAACCTTAGATAGTAGAACTAGTGCGGTTTGCAGGTTTCGCGATGGTCAAGTCGGGCCAGTGACGGCGGCGCAAGATTTCGAACAGCCGGCGGGGACGCAACCTATAGTGCCACTAATGGCAAGGCCACCAGCTCACCCTAATTGCAGGTCAACTACTATTGCAGTCACAAAATCGTGGGCCGAGCTGGGTATAGATCTGGAAGAAATGCCTGAGGGAACAAAGTCATCATTAAGCGGGAAAGTTCCGGCCAGCATGACCTACTACGAGTGGTTAAGCACACAATCGGAAAAAATGCAAAAAGAGGTGCTAGGCGAGGCTCGTTTCAATTTGTGGAAAGACGGCGGCGTAAAGCCTGAAAAATTCCACGACGATGAGGGGAGTCTTTTGACGCTTGATCAGCTTAAGACGCTAGGTTACTTTTGAAACTGATAGCGAATTGATCTATACTAACGAAAACCGGCGCGGCTAGTGGCTTGCGCTACAAAATGGCAGAGCCAAAAGGAACGAAAAATGGAACTAGACGCGAATTCCCCAGAGATTCAAGAACTACTTAAGGCAGAAATAGAGAAAAACGTTGGTGGCTTAAAGGCTAACCGTGATGCCTTGTTGGCAGAAAAGAAAGCGGCACAGGAACAGCTAGAAGCGTATAAAACGCAATGGGACGGCCTCGACAGTGAGAAAGTGCGCGAATTAATGGGCCATCTTGAAAGCAGTGAAGAAGCAAAATTGATCGCCGCTGGCAAGGTTGACGAAGTGCTAGAAAAGAGAACCGGCGCACTTCGGGCCGACTTTGAAAAGCGGTTGACTGCGGCGCAAGAACGCGAAGAGAGGGAGCAGAAACAGAATCAAGAATTGCTAGGCAATATCAAAAAATTGAAATTAGAAGGCGAAATTCGGGAAGCGGCCAGCAGGCTTGGGGTAGTGCCCTCTGCTGTCGCTGATGTTTTATCACGGGCTAGCGGTGTTTTTTCTCTCGGAGAGAATGATTCATTTGTGGCCAAAGATGCGGACGGCACAACAAAGCTAGGCAAAGACGGTAAAACGGCTTTACAGCCTAGCGAGTGGCTAGAAGCGATGAGGGACAAAGCAGGGCATTGGTTCCCACAACAACAAGGCGGCGGCGCTACTGGCGGCGGTCGAAATGCGGGCGCGTATACGCTCACAAGAGACCAAGCGAGAGACCCCGCGATATACAAAGAAGCAAAGGCCGCAGCGGCTAGAAATGGCCAGCCCTTGCAAATAGTATCAAATTGACCGCTAAAGGCGGCAAAGAGGAACCAAAATGGCTAACCTACTAGGCAACTACAACCCAACTTTTTTTGCTAATGAAGCACTGATTGTGCTCATGAAGTCTTTAGGCTTTGCGGGTCGTGTATATCGCGGCGTCGATGAATCAAGAGCGGCTCAAGGCAACAGCAAAGGCGAAAGTGTGAACCTTAAGCGCCCTAGCCACTTCACGGCCCAAACACACGTTGCAGGCACCGGCACTAGCTCTCAAGATTTGGTCGGGCAAAATGTGCAAGTAACACTCGATAATCATCAGGAAGTAAAATTTCAAGTTTCTGATAGAGAGCTTGCATACACTTCACAGCAAATTATTGACGACCATATCGCACCAGCGGCTTATGCTCTAGCAGATAAAATCGACCAAGATTTGCACGCACTAGGGACTACTGTTGGCCCTAAGTGGACCTTAACCGGCTCAGTATCTTCAACGGCTATCACTGGCCCGCGCCGAGTACTCCGAGGCAACAACGCGCCAATGGACTCAGACGTTCATTATCTAGTTGATAGTGGAATGGAAGCGGCTTTTCTTGATCTTGGGATATTCCACGAAGCAAGAATTGCAGGCGATGAGGGCAAGTCTAGCCTAATGGCTGGCACATTGGGTCGTCGTTTCGGTGTAGAAGTTTTTGCAACACAAAACGCGGACGTTACGGTAGGGGCCATGGCTTCTACTGTAACAGCTTCAGCGGCCACGGGTGATTTAGTTGG